CATGCCGAACTGCTGCACGCCCTTCAGGTAGCGGTCATAAGAGGGGACGCTGGGCCGCTTGAAGTAGTAGCCGAACTCCAGCGCGTCGCTGTCTTCGTCCTCCCGGACAGAGCAGGAGACACGGAACACCTTTCCGTATTTGGCCTTGAGGGTGTCCTTTTCACTCTGGGGCACGGCGGCCGCCGCGTCCGTTTTCTTGATGTCTTCCATGAAAAATTCCTCCGTATTTCTCAAATAACTTGTCCCTTAAACAGGCTCCACGCCGTCCTGAACGACGCCGCCGTAGATGGCGAGATCCAGGCTCACCTTGACGCTCTTGTCTCCCTGGGTGACGCTGTTGGAGCGTTTGGAGATCTGGACCATCTTCAGCTCGTCGACCACCGTCTTCTCGCCCTCCATGGCGTAGCTGACCACGACGGAGGGAAACTGGAGCTTGAAGAAACTGACACCCTTGGCCTTGCAATAGGCCAGCAGCTTGTGATAGTCGTCGCGGAGCAGGGAAATTTTTCCGGTGCTGGAATAGTTGCCGGTGCCGAAGCCCCGGGGCTTGTTGCCCCTGCCGTAGACGGCCTCCTGATCCAATTCATCGTCATAGCTGATCTCCTGGACTTCGATGTCCAGGCCCGGGATCTTGAAGTCCACATCAGCCCAGTCGTAGACTTTACCATTGACTGTCATGCCGCATATCCTCCCTTCCGCTTAATCGCTGACATTGGTGCGCCCGACCTCGATCTCGATCTCCCGGATGTATCCCCGGGACAGATAGAGGATACGGACGCGGAGGAGCCCGGTCTCCAGGAACGACTCCGCCTGCCCCTCGGGGATCGTGACCTCCGCCCTGCTGATCTCCTTCGCGGCCACCATTCTGTCCAGAGGCGCCGTCAGGAATTTCGCCCGGGCCTGTGTCTCGCCGTCAAAGTCGGTCATGTCGATATCGTCATTGAGCAGGAGCAGAGCCTCCTTCCGGACTTCCCGGATGACTTTGTTCTTCACGCGGATATCCTCCGCATACTGGAAGTCGCTCTTCTCCGGGCTGAGGACCTTGGCATGGTAAACGAAGAAGTCCTCCAGACCCGCGTAGCTCCGGAAGGTAAGGAAGCCCGCCTCGTCCAGCATCTTGATGATGGAGTCGTCCAGGCCGGCGGGGAGCAGCTCCTCCAGTGTATCCGGCGAGATGCCGAAGCCGGCCTCGGGCCGGGTCTTGCCGATGCTCTCCGCCACGCCCGCCTTGGCGTACAGGCCGGAAACGATGCCCGCGAGGTTGACGATCTGAACGCTGCCGTCCAGCCGTACCAGACGCCCCCATGCGGTGCAGACCTGGATGTCGGTATTCTTAACCTTGCCGCGGGCATTCTCCAGGCCCAGCGCCCAGTCGGTGAGATCTCCGGTGGGGTAGGCGGCCTCCATAAGAATGAAGAGGGGCTTGTGGTACTCCGTGGCAAGCTCATTGCGGACCTCGCCCATGGCTTCCCACAGATCCAGATCGCTCCCGCCCACCACATGCAGCCACTCAAATTCTTCGGAAAAGTCCTTGATCTTGCGGGCCGCCGCCAGGGCGTCGCCCTTCGTCATGGCGGGGGCCGTGGTGCTGAAGCTCCACATATCGCCCACCTGGAAAGAACTGTCCGCCTCCTCCTGAGCTGCCGCAAAGGTGAGCGTGAGTCCAGTCCCGGGCAGCTCATATTTGCCCGCCACGGGCACGGTGATCTCGTCGCTGAAATTATTGCCGCCGTCGATGGAATAGGTGAAGGCCGCAGTGTTGAGAGTGCCCTGGGCGGTGATCCTCACCACCACCGCGAAGGCGTTATAGGGGCTGCCGGACGCCGTGAGTGTGCCGCCGCCCTTGCCCTCTTTCTCCACCTCTCCGACGGTGCCCGCTGTAGAGGCAGCCACAGGAAGGCAGTACACCCGGGCGGCGCCAAACTGGACGGAATCCATGACGGAGTCGGCCAGAGGGGAGCGCCCCAGGCGCTCCTTGATGGTATCGGCGGTCATGTCGCCGGTGATGATAATGAGCTTGTCGCTGACGATAGGGGAGGGGCCGATGCGGACGCTGATCCCGGAGCCGGACCTTCCGGAGAAGCCGAGCTGCCCATCCAGGACGGTCTCCCTGACATCTCTGAGCACTGCCATCCCTCACGCCTCCTTTCGGCCCCCGGTCATGGGCGCCTTTTGATATACCTCGACCGCAGCCAGGAAATCCGCCGCGGTCATCTGACGCCCTCTGCGCCAGCCGTTGGCGGAGCATACGCCCACAAATACGGGGCGGCTCACGCCATAGCGGGCCCGGAGCGTCTCGATATCCTCCAGAGACGCCGCGTCGGGCGCGGCGTCCTGGAGCCTGTTGTTCTTAATTGCCATTTGCAGGCTCCTTTCCATTGTTTTTCCCGATGTCCTCCAGTCGGTAGTCCCGGGCTCTGTGGAGGCCGATGTCCCTGTAGACGCCGCCCCGGAAGGTGATGTTCACCGTCACGGCGACCTCCGCCTTCAGCGGATGGTCTTCCTCGGTGGACCACTCCACGCTCTCCGCGGCCAGGGGGACGAAGTTTCCGTCCACTTCGATCCCCTGGTCCAGAGCGGCCAGGAATTTCTCCAGCATGGCCTCCACCTTGTCGTCCGTATAGTCTCCCAGCACCACCTGAAACGTCACGTTCCGGTCGAAGAGCTTTCTGCGCTTGTGCTGCGCTCCCTCTTGGTCTTGATAGATGGTTTTGGAGCCGTTTCGCGCGATCATCTCCGTACCGGGCAGGACCGCTCCCACATGGCTTTCCAGGGACCGGGAGAGGGACTTCATGGTCGTGTATGGCTTTGTTTTGAGTCCGGCCTCCTTGAGCTTTCCTACAAGGTATGCCTTCGCCTGTGTGTACAACATACGCTATTCCCCCTGCCGGCGGATGAAGTCCTCCACCGTCTCCTGCAGCTCGGTCTGGTCCTCGGCAGAAAGGCCGAGGAAGGGGCGGGCGGGGATCGTCACCTTGACCTTCTTCCGTGTGATCCAGCGGCCGTCGACTTTGAAGCGGAGGTATTTCTTGTTCTTGGCCTTGATGATCCGGTTCCTGACTCCGTACTGGTGGGTGGAGGCGTGCTTGACGTTGGTGCCCACCGCGAAGCCGGTGGCGTCGGATCTGACCTGGATGCTGTTGCGCAGCTGTCCGGAGTCCACCAGCGTCCTGCCGCCTTCGGCAAGGGCCCGCTTGGATGTGGGCCAGCGTCTGCCGTCCGGCCCCTTGCCCGTCCGGAAACGCTCCAGGGTGGACGCGCGCACGCCTTGGCCCAGGGCCGCGTTAAGGCTCTTCCGGTCCATCTCCGCGAGGCCCCGGATCTTGTTCAGGGCCGCCCGGGTGTCGCCCTCCAGCCGGATATTTACCATGAGTCACATCCCCTTCATCGTATCCCGGCTGAAGAGC